AGATTGTTTATCGTATTAGAAAAGGCTGTTTCTACTGCTGCTAAATTTCAACTATTTGAATTCAATGATGAATTCACTAGAGCACAATTTAGAAATCTAGTAGAACCTTTCCTAAGAGATGTACAAGGTAGAAGAGGACTTACAGACTTTTCAGTAGTTTGTGATGACTCTAATAACACTTCAGACGTTATCGATAGAAACGAATTTAGAGCTGATATCTTTATCAAACCTAATCGTTCTATCAATTTCATTCAACTTAACTTTATTGCTACAAGATCAGGCGTTGCCTTTTCTGAAGTAGCAGGATCTTAATAGAGAGGAGATAAAATAAAATGCCAAATATAAATGACTTCAAATCTCGTTTAAGAGGCGGTGGGGCGAGAGCCAATCAGTTTAAGGTAACTTTACCTTTTCCTGGTTACGCTGCAGTAGGTGGTGAAACATCTGATCTAGCTTTCTTATGTAAAGCAACTGCTATACCTGGACAAACAATAGGTAATATACCTATTGACTTTAGAGGAAGAAAACTTAATATCGCTGGGGATCGAACTTTCGAACCTTGGACAATTACGGTATTAAATGATACTGACTTTAAATTGTACAGAGCATTTGAAAGATGGATGAATGGTATAAACAATATGACTGACAACGAAGGTATCGCAAATCCTGCTGATTATCAAGTTGATGGTTTCATTGACCATTTAGACAGAAACGGATCAACTCTAAAGTCTTACACTTATAGAGGACTGTTTCCAACTGCTTTAGGAAATATTGATTTGAACTATGCAACTAATGACGCTATTGAGGAATTTAGTGTAACGTTCAACTTCCAATACTTCGAAACAGATACGACTACATAATATACTTAATAAGTTAAATCGAAAAGGAAAATTATAATATGGTAAAACTACTTGGGTTCGAGATAACAAGAAAAGATGATGATCTGGAGAAGCCGGCGAAAGCCAAACAGGCTTTCACTATACCTTCTCCAGATGACGGTACAACTACTATATCTGCTGGCGGTTACTTTGGTCAATACTTGGATATGGAAGTTACTGCCAAGAACGACTTTGATTTAATCAAAAGATATCGTGAGATCAGTCAGCATCCTGAATGTGATACTGCGATAGAAGATATAATCAATGAGGTTATCATATCTAATGAAAGAGATTCTTCGGTTTCTTTATCACTAGATAAACTTGCTATTTCAGACAATATAAAAACAAAAATTAGAGATGAGTTTGATGAGGTCTTACGACTATTAAACTTTGACGAAAAAGGTTTCGATATCTTTAAAAGATGGTATATTGACGGAAGAATTTACTTCCACAAGGTAATCGATCCCACTAGTCCTCGAAAAGGAATTACAGAAGTTAGATACATTGACCCTAGAAAAATTAAAAAGGTTCGTGAGATAACTAAAAAGAGAGATAATAAAGGCAAAGGTATTGAAGTTATAGAACAAACTGCCGAATGGTTTGTATATAATGAAAAAGGAATGTCTTCAGCAAATTCTAATGCTGGTATAAAGATTTCTTCTGATTCAATTACCTATGTTACTTCTGGTGTTGTAGATCAAACTAGAAATATGGTTATGGGTCACTTGCACAAAGCAATTAAACCTACTAATCAATTAAGAATGATTGAAGACGCTGTTGTTATTTACAGAATAGTAAGAGCACCAGAAAGACGAGTATTCTATGTTGATGTAGGAAACTTACCGAAGGTAAAAGCAGAATCATATTTAAGAGATGTGATGGCAAGATACAGAAACAAACTTGTATATGACGCTTCGACTGGTGAGATAAGAGATGACAGAAAACATATGTCAATGCTTGAAGACTTTTGGCTACCTCGTAGAGAGGGTGCAAAAGGAACTGAAGTATCTACATTACCTGGTGGTCAAAATCTAGGTGAGATTACAGATGTTCAGTACTTTCAAAAGAAACTTTACAAGGCATTGAATGTACCGATTTCAAGAATGGAATCAGAAGCAGGTTTCAATCTTGGTAAGGCTGCCGAAATTACTAGAGATGAATTAAAGTTTACTAAATTCATTCAACGATTGAGAAAAAGATTTACACAAGTCTTTGGCGATATACTAAAGTCACAATTGATTTTAAAAGGTATCATCACAATCGAAGATTGGCAGAAGATACACAATCATATTCAGTATGATTATCTTAAAGATGGATATTTTGCTGAATTAAAAGAAGCAGAGATTATGCGAGAAAGATTAAGTCTTGCACAAGAAGTAAGTCCTTATGTAGGAAAATATTACTCTATTGATTACATAAGAAAGAAAGTATTAAGACAAAGTGACGAAGATATAATTGAAATTGATAATCAGATTGCTGATGAAATTAAACAAGGTATTATCGCCTCACCTGAGGGACAGTCTATGGATAATGATGATGATAATACTGATATAAATATAGGAGATGAATAATTATGCCAAATGATAATGTAAAAGATATGGTTAATTCACTTGCGAGTGGTGACAATATTAAAGCTCAAGACGCATTTAAGAATGCTTTGTCTGACAAAATCGGACAAGCACTTGATGATAAAAGACAAACAGTTGCTACGGACTGGTTAAATAGTGCTCAAGATCAAGAAGCAATAAAAGACGCTAGTGGATTAGACGCTGGTGCAAGTAGTGTTGTTACACCAGGACAAGAATCGCCTGTGGAAGAACCTGTTGCTGATGAAGTTGAGATAGATCAAGGTGGAGAAGATGTTGAACCAGCTGTCGTTCCAGAAGTTTAAAAAAACTCTAGTAGAGTTAAAGGAAGACAGTCCTAAAGAAACTGCGGAGTTTAAGAAATTATCTCCTGCAGAAAGACAGGCGGTGAAAGATGTATTTACTTTGTTAGGTAATACTAAAGGTGAGATCATAACTAAAGTTGATGGTATTATTAAACAAGTAGCAAAAAAAAGAAACGTTAAAGTGTCTGCTATAGAAGACTATTTTGACAACGAAATATTAAGTTAAAGGAAATAAAAAATGGCAATTGCAACAAGAACACTCAAAGATACGGTAGTAGAAACTGGTGGTGGTGCGTCAGGTGGTAAAGTTACCATTCTAGTAAACATGGATGATAACACTACTGCTAACTCAAACATACTAGACGCAAGTGGATTATCTGGACATGCTAACGGTGCAAAATTAGATATCACTAGAGTTTGGTGGAGTTTAGTACAAGGTACTGCTGATGATAATACAGGTCATGTACAGATACAATTTAAAGGTGCTTCATCTGATACTATCGCAATTCAACTTGCAGGTACAGGTCACTATGATGGTACTGCTGGTAAGATTACAAATAACGCAACTAACACAGGAGCAACTTCAGGCGACCTAGAGTTGACTGCATTAGGAACTTCTGGTAGTGTTATTATCGAATTAAGAAAAGACGAATCATTTACAGCGTAATTCTTATGACGATTGCGAATACAAAGGTTGTGGATACCACTTCGAAGTATATTGTACAATCGAAAGGTATCAAAGATGAGATCGACCAGATAATAGTTGACGCTGAAAAACTTACAGGTGGTAATAATAAATCATTAGTAAGTTTGATAGAATGTTATTATATAATTAAAGGCACAGGTACATTAACGTTAAGTGCCTCTAGTGAGGAAAACAATTTGACTTTGACTGGTAAAGGCAAGTATGGATTACGACCTGATCAATTAAAGTTTGGTAACGATAAACAAATATTATTAACGACTGACTCAAATGTAGAGAGTTATTTGTTAGTGACAGAATTTAGGAGAAATAACTAATGGCTGATGTGGTAACAAGTCAAACGATAGTAGATACATCTGGTACAAAAACCGTGATGAAGTTTACAAATATAAGTGATGGATCAGGTGAAACACTTGTGACTAAAATGGATGCAAGTGCTTTGACTTTCATGACCGAAGATGCTAATAGAACAATTGCAAAAATATATTGGGCAATCAATACTACAAATGGTAAATCTGGTGTTGAAATATTGTGGGCAGGTAGTGGTACAAGTTCTGCTGACGCAACAATAGGATTCTTTTCTGGTCGTGGTTTTCACGATTACAATGTGGCAGGAAATAGTATTCCTAACAACGCAACACTAACAGCAAACACAAGTCCTGCTGGTGATATATTATTTTCAACAAAAGGATTTGTTGCAGGTGATAACTATACTATCATCATTGAAGTAAGGTAAACAAAGAGAAGGTGGAGAGAACATGAAACTAATAACAGAAACAATAGAAGATATCGAAGTATTAACTGAAGCGACTGCAAACGGTGGCAAAGGATACAAGATAAGAGGTGTCTTTATGCAAGCGGATATAAAGAACCGTAATGGTCGTGTTTATCCTGTACAGACTCTTGCTAAAGAAGTTGCTAGATACAACGAACAATTTATAAACAAGAAACGTGCTTTCGGTGAA